TTCAATATCATTTAAGCATTCTGCTAATGATTCCGCAAAGTTTAAAGCTTTTTTGCTTTTTTCATCGGTTGGGGCTTCTATTGATAAATGCAAAGCTAGCGCCAGAGCTTCTATATTATTATTAATTTTCATTTTTATTTCTCCATATCATTAATTTTTTTGATCAATTGCATAACGGGAATTATTAGCATACCCAACAAACAACCGGCAATTGTCCAACCCATATACGCAAAATTGAGAGAGACAGCGAACCCTACCGCGTCCGAAAATGTATTTCCCAACCCTGCAGAAATACACGCCAATAAAATTGGATCCGCCTTTATATTCTCAAAATATTTCTCTAGATAATACTCAATACTGCAGTATGAAAAATACATCGACAGAATTAATATAAAATTATCCATAAAACCAAAAATTATAAACGTAATCATTTTTTAACCCTCTATTGTTTAATTCTTTTTTTGCCTTTTCTAGCCTTTCATTTTCTTCATTAGTATTTAATAGCTCAAACATACTGAGAGCTTTAACCATGTTTTTTATTGCGTATGTTGGTTGGTTTTTAATATTCATTTTATGCAACCTCTAATGTTGGAATTAAACTACTTTTAAAGCTGCTTTTTCTTGATCCATGTACCGCTATGGCTATAGATCTATTATCTCTGTTTGAGCCGTCACACAAGCCGCAATCGATACATTGCAACTGCTCTTGAGTAGTGTTTAAACATTGCAGCTCATTATTTAATAAATCATCCTCTTGTAATGCTACTCTAAAAGTTCGATAACCTTTATCTTGGTATTTCATAGCTTGTCGAGGTGTATCAACTGACACCATGCAAAGGCCGGCAATTCTAGGATCGAAATTTTTGTGGGCCGCTTGGTGCGTGTACCCGGTCCAAGATAAACATAACTTACTTAATTGATCTTGTATTTCATATGGAACGGCAGCTGGATCACCATATGCACCAAATCTAATTTTTCTATGAGTAAAATGCTTACCATGTAATGCAGCATTAAAAAAAGGGTAATTACCTTTTTTGTAACTATTCCAAATGCTATTGGGCGCACGTGATAAATCAACGTAGCAAGTATTGCCGGCCGCGTGCCTATGAGGGCAGCTGCCGCAGATAGACTCATCTAGTCCAAGCTTAGCTGTCTCATGGGGGGAGTACTCACCGTCCGCGAATATCCATAACTGCACCATGTTACCGGTTTTAGCGTTAGAACTATTATAAGTGGCAATAGCTATTATATTTTCTAGCGGGTTGAGTACTGACGGGCCTTGATAAACTATATAGCCGTTAGCAGCTTTTTGAGTTTTTGTTTTTTTTATCTCTATCATTTTATTTCTCCGTTGTTGTTGTATCTATTATAGCTACAATTGTAGATAGTGCAAATATTATTTATAACCGGGTATTAATTGCATATTAACCTGGCATTGATTGCACAAATATTAAATATATTTGAGTAATTTTTATAAGTATTCAACTTAATTACATGCAGCAATTAAATAATATTTATCAATAAGTTATGTTTATAGATATAATATAATCATAGCTTCAATGAATGTAGATGTTGCCGGTTGGGATAACCCCGCTCATACATACACACGCCACGCCAAGCAAATTTGCTTGTATATTCTATCTATTAGTTAGTTAGTACTTACTATCAGTGTAAATACTGTAGATCCTAGGATATTGGCCCACACCCCCAAAGATCAGTATGTAAAAGAAATATAGTTGTCCACCCCAAACACCCGACAGGAAATTAACCAAAGTGCTTTACCTTGGTACATTAACCTAAATAAGTTAGTTTTTTGTTGAACTAAATGCTAAATAAATTGTCTAAGTAGTTACTTAATACTTAATAACAACAAAACTATAAATAAAATTTAATTAAAATTAGGTTATTAAAATATTACTTAAAACTTTTAAGGATATTACCTAGGGTAATGTTTTTATCGTTATTTCGTTTAATATATGGTATAATCGGGCTAATGGCTTTAACTAAAAAACAATGGGATTCTTTACAAATGCCACAGGTGCAACCTGATGACGCTATTACTACGCACCATTTAAGAAATTTGTTATTTGGTGGGTTGTTAAAAAACGATGATGGTTCAATTAGTACAGTATCAACTATTCAAGTTAATGGGTTACCAGAACAACAATCTGGAACTCCTACGTTAATACCTACTATTTGGGATGGTAAAAGATTATCTCCAGAAGATGCTTCTCGTAGGGCTTATTTAGAACAAAAATTTAGTGGAGTTCAATATCCAACTGCTAAAACACACCAAGCGTTAAGAAAAAAAGATATTACGTTACATCAAAATTTTGGACAAGATTTAGAAACTGTTTCTGACCCACAATACAATAAAGAAAAAGAAGCGTTAATACAGTTACTAAAAAATCAAAAAAGTAGGTTTTAATGAATTTACCAAATCAAGGTCTTTTAAATCAAGCACAACCTCTTGTACAACCCCCTGTACAACCAATGCAAGCTTCTGTACAAGTTCCTGTACAAGCTTCTGTACAGCCCCCCGGCTTATTAAAACAAGACCCTAATGAAGAAATGCGCCAAACTTTTAGAAAACAAATACAAGACCATTTAGTACTACGAGAAGGTAACAAAGAAAAATCTTATCTTGATTCGTTAGGCAAACTAACAGCTGGTATAGGACATCTTTTATCTCCAGAAGAAGCAAAACTTTATCCTGAAGGAACTGTAGTACCAGAAGAAATTAGAAATAATTGGTTTGAGGCTGATTCAGCCAAAGCCACTAAAGCTGCTTACGATCAAGCACAAGAAATACAAGCTCCTAGTCTAATACCAGCGTTAACCTCAGTTAACTTTCAACTAGGTACTGCTTGGACTGAAAAGTTTCCTACAGCGTATGAACACCTAAAGAACGGTAACTACGAATCAGCTATTCAAGAAATTGAAAACACTTCAGAAGGGTCAGGAAAATTATCAAATTGGAATAAACAAACCCCAGTTCGTGTCAAAGATTTTGTTGCGTCTATTCGTGAACTAGCAAAATTAAAGCAAAGGGTAAATCAATGAGTACAATTACAATAGTCCACGGTAAAAACTCTGTAAAAGGTATTTACAAAGATAATGTTTTAGTAGCTACTCAAGACAAAAATTGTTCTTTACAAGAATTAGAAGATTGTATACAACAACACGGTGGTGATAAACCAAAGATTATTGATACTGACAGTACTTGTGGCAATGTTCTTGAAATGCCATCTAATCTTAAACCTAAACCTGTACCTTTAAAAGTTAAAACTAAAGAGAAATCTACAAATTGAAATACGAAGACCTTGCTCCTAAAAAACAGTTATTTGTAGATTCTTACATTAAACTAGGTGACCGAAAACAAGCTTTTGAAAAAGCTGGATACTCGGTAGAAGGTCGTGGTTGGACAGCTAATGCTAGAGCTTTGTTTTTATCGTTAGAAAAAATCATCACTGAACGTGTTGATATGAAAATTGGTGATGGAGCTGTAGTAGCGTTTAACGTAGTCCGTGAAATTATGGTAGATAAAGATGTTTCACCAGCTGTTCGTTTAAATGCTGCTAAAGACTACTTAAATCGTGCTGGGTACGATGTACCAGTTGAAACAAGAGTTAATATTAATGATGAAAGAAGCCTTTCTAACGCAGAAATAGATGCTGAAATAAAAAGAATACAAGAAGAGTTACCAAGTAATGTTGTTAAGTTGGCAAAAAATTGAGCCAAGAAAGATTAATGCGTTTGCTTCAAGAGAAGGAATCACGCACTAAGTACAACAAAATTGTTTCTTGGGGAAATTTAACTTATAAATGGCAACAAGATTTAGCTAATAGTACTAAAGGTCATGCACAAATATTAGCTATGTGTGCTAACCAAATAGGTAAAACTACTACTGGTGCTTATATAACAGCTTGTCATTTAACCGGAAAATACCCAAGTTGGTGGAAAGGTCATAAATTTAAAAACCCCATTAAAGCATGGGCTTGTGGGGTTTCCACAGAAACTACACGTGATATTTTACAAGCTAATTTATTAGGTGATCCCGGTAATGAAAAAGATCAAGGTGCTGGTTTTATACCTAAAATTGATATAGTATCAACTACACGTAAACCACAAGTTCCTAACGCAGTACAAACAGTACTGGTAAAACATTATGATCTTGACACAGATAGAGAAAACGGTGTATCACGGCTTGATTTTAAAGCTTATGAACAAGGTGAAGCTAAATATATGGGCCGCCCAATGGATTGGATTTGGCTTGATGAGCAACCCGATTCAGGTATCTATACTCAGTGTATTACTCGTACAGTAGCCACTAATGGTATTGTAATGATGACATTTACACCAGAAGATGGTGTTACGTCAGTTATACATCAGTTCATGAATGATATACGTCCCGGTCAAAAGCTATTACAAGCCACTTGGGACGATGCACCACATCTTTCAGAAGAAAGAAAGATGCAACTATTAGCTCAGTACCCACCTCATGAAGCTAAAATGAGAACTAGGGGAGAACCAGTGTTTGGTTCCGGTATGGTATTTGCTGGTATACGTGATGCAGATATTATGATTGAGCCGTTTGAATTACCTGATTACTGGCCCAGAATATGTGGTGTTGACTTTGGTTGGGATCACCCTACAGCAGCTGTATGGATTGCTTGGGATAGAGAAGCTGATATATGTTATTTGTACGCTGAGTACAGACAAGCTCAAATGACAGCACAACAACACGCTCCTGCTATAAAAGGAAGAGGACAGTGGATACCTTGTGTGTGGCCTCATGATGGTATGTCTCATGAGAAAGGTTCAGGTAATAATTTAGCTGATCAATACCGCGCTCAAGGTGTTAATATGACAATTGACCATTTTAGAAACCCACCTGCACCCGGTGATAAGGGAAAAGGTGATATTAAAATTGAACCCGGTATTAATGCTTTGTTACAAGCTATGCAAAACGGACAATTTAAAGTGTTTAGTACTTGTGGCCAATGGTTTGAAGAAAAAGGTATGTACCATCGACAAGATGGTAAAATTGTAGCGTTAGTTGATGACCTTATGTCAAGCACA